ACAGAAACGGCCAGCAAATCTGGTACGGCACAAAATCCGCTGACGAATATGGCGATGCCGAGATTCAGGTTGAAACAGTTTCAAAGATTTATACCACAAAAGCTGCTGGTGTTGAGCCGGTCAGTGCTGGTAAGAACTCTGAGACATTGTGGTATCGTGGAAGGACAAACGGAGACCGGGCTACGTGGTATGGGAAAGAGTTGTTCAATAAATATCCAAAGACCTTGAGAGTAACTATTCCAGGATTTCTTGACGAGACTATTACTCATAATGGTGTTCGTTACGAGACTTCAAGTTTGCTTGTTAAACAAAGTGATTCCCCAGGAAGGGGTGTAGCTGTTCTTGTTAATAAAGCTTATAAAGGGAAAACTTGTACTTTGAGTTGGTAATATGAATCTTGAGTATGTAAATATAAAGTATAAATCTGGCTTTAAGTATCAAGTATCAAGGGTGGCTAGTGTTCAGACCACCATACTTGGGTACGATGTTAAGAGCCAGTACTATACTTTGACTGAAGATGGTGTGCTGACTGCATTGGTTGGCTATGCTTGGGACGGTGCCTCTAAATGTCCTGATTTCCGTAGCATAATGAGAGGAAGTCTTTTCCATGATATCTTGTACCAGATGTTTAGGTCAGAAGAGTTGCCAAGACATTTCAAAGGCACAGCAGATGGATTGCTTAAACGCCTATGTATTGAAGATGGCATGTGGAAGCTGTTTGCTGAATTGGTGTATGAAGCTGTAGAGAAGTTCGGTGCTCCAGCTACCCATCCAAATCATAAGAAAAGAGAGTACACAGCTCCATGAGCCTCATAAGAGAACAGGTTGTTAAGAGAGTAACAAGATCATCAGGATGGAATAAAGTTCGCACTAAACATATTAAGTATAATAATTTCTGTGCTGTATGTGGTAAGGTGAAAGGGCTTGAAGTGCATCACAAAGAGTCGTTTAAAGATCACCCTGAACTTGAACTCGATCCAACGAATCTAATTACTTTATGCCGGAGACATCATTTCTTTATCGGCCACTTGGAAAACTGGAAGTGCATAAATATCGAGATACTATTCACAGTTCAATTCTTCAATAAACTTCTTAGAGAAAAATAATGTGGTGGCCGTTTAAACCAAAACACAAGACTATCGAAAGAAACAGGTTGCGTTTGCTCCTGTTCAAAGCCTTCAATGGTCTTGACCACAAGCCCCTGGACATGAAGTATAAGATGTTCAATGATCATTCTGACGTTGTTAGACGTACTCCGAGAGCGCGCAAGTATATACCTGATGTTTACGATTGTGATGATCGAGCATTGGACATGATGCAGAAAAACCACGGTTTTGCTATCGGTATGATCAGGATTAAGTGGAACGATACGATAGATCATGTTTTAAATATTGTTGTTATTGCTGGGGATCTTGAACTTTATGATCCTGCTGGTAAGAAGTTTTTCAATACCGACAACCGCGAATGTAAGGATATATGGATATGATAGTATCGTTTCAACATGCTTTGCGTAGTATTAGGTCATGGGACGAATATCAAAGAATCATGCAATTAATGAGAATACGAAGAAAAGAGAGGTGGCCGTTTTGACATTAGGAGAGAAGCAAGAGCATTTCGGGAAACTATTACCGTTATTGTTAATGGAGGCCAGGAAATTAAACCCTATTCGCGTAGGGGATTTATTTCGTGACCCGAGAGTACATGGCTATATGGGAGTGAAGAAAGGGTACGGTCACAAAAACTCTTGTCACAAATTGAAGTTAGCCGTGGATATAAACTTTGTTGTTGACGGTGTGTTGGGTGGCGAGGATCTGCACGAAAGGTTGCATGATTGGTGGGACTCAATTGGTGGTGCTAAAAGAATCCCACATGACCTCAACCACTACAGTTTAGAGCATGATGGACATAGGTAGTTTCTATTGTCTGTTGTTACCCGCTCTCTGTTTTCTTCTCCATTTTCCACAATGAATACACCATTGTTCTTCAACTTTAAAGTCTCTAATGTGTCCAATTTGGCTATCATACCATTGATGCCAACAAAGAAGCTCCCGTATCCATTGAAAATCAATTACAAATCCTAGAATCAATACAGTCTTTTTATCGTCTTTCCATACTATCTCCATCTTTCATCCTCAGTTTTAATAAGCCCTGATAGTTCTATTATCAGGGCAAGTTGTCCTGATAATCAATGGTTCTATTGCTTACGTGCCGCAACCCACCCCTTTACGAAATACTCTTGGTGTAGCTCCCGTCCCGCCGCCATATCGCATTCGTCCCTAGGGCAATCTCTGCACAAAACTTTTCCTTCGTACATACAAGGTGATTCCTTACTAAAATTGTACTCAGCAATAGAGCCAGCCGTTCCAGTGGACTCGCTCAGCTCGTCGGTTTTTAATAAATTCGGTTCGTAATTTGTAATCTTACCATTGTGTATAGCTACCATTTCAATCCTCTTTCCCTATACAAATGTGGTTTCCATTCTCATCAAGTCTTGGTCGCAACCCAGAAAGAAGCCCAGCTTTTATGTATTGACAACCAGTACCATAGTCCGTGTACAAAGTCATACCAGACCTCTTTCTGGTAGTTTTACTATCGGTGTCATCTCTACCAGTGTAGCCGAAGTTATAAACAACAAGAAATGCCATAAGAACCAACCAAGAAATTGCACCAGGGTGCTTAAACAAATACCCCAAAAAATCAACCATGTCTTTTATCTCCTTAGCTATGTAAGTTTCATCCCATACGTTGTCGCCATTGCAAGCAATGGCTCCCTGTCATGCCAATTGTTACACTTATCCCATAACTCTTGTATGCGTCCTCTGATAACATCGTCAGGTTCTTCTATGCGTTCAACTGTTACTCTTGTTTTGTGTACGCGCACCATTCCGTTAAAACATGACGGTTTAAGTTGTGTAAGCTCACGTAATTCGTAATCACCCACGGTTCTAAATGTCTCTATTGTTTTTTTCATTGCCTCTCTCCGTCTTGGGGTTTCTTGTATGTAAATGGGAAGTTTAAATATAAATAAAACAACAAATTTCCAACTCCACATACTATATTAACGTAGTCAATTGCTTCATTATTGAATAGTCCAAAACCAAGCACTATGCCAAGTATTCCTGCAAGTAGATTCATCAGATTGTTCATAATTTATCCTTCCTAATTTTTCTTATCCTTAAGGGAAGATACCCACTCTTGCTGAAGATTATTTTCCTTATGAGATTTACTACAATTGCAGAATAATCTGCCGTAAATGTACCAGTGTTTCTTTCATAGTGAGCTATTATCATTATCTCTCAACCTATATTGAAAACCTGCACGATGAAGACCCTGTCGGTGAAGTCTTGTGAACACAGCACTCCAGCTTAACCCCTTCATAACAGCTGCCATCACTGCGATATCTCTCATGCTGTCTGTCTTCAAACGCCCTGCAGTCGCTACACTCTACATAGTGCTTGCATTTTTCATATACCACTCCACTGTCGTATGACCTCATGCAATCAAGAGTGCGATCAAACATTTCCCCGTTCTCTTTCAGCACCCCAGATACGGATGATGGCACTACCCATGGCTCTTTACTACCAGAATCGAGGTATTTCTTATAAGCTCTGCAGTCCTGGAGAGTCTTGCATCCATGGTTATCTACATAATTCCTGATAGTATTAACTGTCACAGGGATTTTTGGCGCTATCTCAGCGTAGGTAAATTTCGCTGAAGTCTTCTCATCGATGAGCTTCTTATATGTAGCCCTGGCTGGGATCTCTCCTTTAACTGGTGGTATGTACAAACCTTTAGCTTTCAATCTGGCTTTTAATTCTTTTCTACCCATCTTAGGCCAGAATATAACCTCAGAGTCCCATCCGTGACGTTTCGCCCTTCTGTATACAGATGCTGTAGAGTTGCCAGATATCACTGAAACTTGCTTATTTGTTAATCTTCCCCTACAAGTATCGTATATCTGTTCTCCTAATCTTGTTTTGTTATCTGCAATGGCTTTCAATGCCCTCAAGGTTGTCGCTTTCCTATCCCTATACCAGTCTTTTAGTGTAGCTACTGGGCGTTTTATGATCTCAGCAGCCTCCTCTATGGTAAGGTAGCTATCTCCATCTGTTACTATATGGTCACGCATAGGTATAACCCTCCAATGCTCTCAGGAAGTGGGAAATTCCGTTTCCTACACCATCAGGAAGTACCAAGTCAAATGTAGCTCTAACCCCCATCTCAGATTCATGATCCCTGGAGAATTCCACACCATCTCTGGTCAGGTTTACTACAATTCCCCCAAGCTCAATTATTAGGTCAGCCTCATCCTGGAATCTTACATCATCAATAACGAAGTTGGTAAACTTATGATCAGTTAATTTCTTTCTCATAAGCCGTATCCAGAAATCTTTGGCAATCATATTTCTACAGAACTCTGTTCCGAACATCTGCATTATCTTTCTTGAAGTCTTACCGTCGAAGAGTTCCCGCTGTACCAGTTTTTCATCTTTGTCGTAGAATACTGATCTCGGCATCCCGGTGAGAGCTATTAGAGCATCTTTCAGAGGTTCTGCGTAAGAGATTTTAGTGTAATATGATAAGCTGTCTGCTATTGTCGTCTTTCCTACGAATGCTGGCCCGGCCAGGCCAATGATTTTTACTTGGTTCATACCAGTCTTCCTCTTACATCGTTTATTGTTTCTGAGATGGTCTCTAATATTACCCTCTCTCTACTCATATTTGGATCATTCTCTCTTGGTACGGTGAAGCTGACGAATTTCTTGCCTATGGTGATATAATAATTCTCACCAAAGATTTCCTTTCTGATCCTGATGCAGGTCTCTCCATCAACTTCTACCATACTTTCATCACTCATTTTCTTTTAGCCTCTTTAAGGTTAAGGATATATTGTAGGTCATCTGCCTCTGTCTTGTCAGTACGGCGTTCCACAAGTCTTGCATGGGATAGAGCATAAGTGTCTTTTACTTTTGACTTTGAGACTTCGTTGAATTTAATTTCAACTATACTGCCCTCCCAATCTTCTTTAGCTCTATCCGCATCAGACAGTCCCATCCCAACATCAGTATCTACCATACCGCAAGAAGATTTGCACTTTAAAGACCCTATCATACCTTCATATTTATGCCCAGCTTTACCGGGGACTATTCCATAAACATATAATTCTGTAGTTAAATTAGCTTTTAGTTTTATCTGATCTGGAGAGTCTCCATCCCTCCATAATCCGTCAAGGTTCTTCAGAATCGTTCCCTCAAGACCTCTTGACCTAACATCATCATAGTGATCCCAGGCTTCTTCCATATTGTTGACAACTTTGCATTCAATCAGAGGAACTTTATATCTTCCTAATAGGTTAAACCTATTAATGTAAGTGGCTCCTTCAAGTTTTTCGCTTTTTATATCCCAATAGACAAAGCGGATTCTATTAGCCTCCTCCTGAGATAGCTCGGAACGCTGAGCTTTGTTAACTATAGCATTACTATCTCTGCGATTCATAACAGTGATGCCATCTTCTTCTACCATGGTGACCTCACCCATGAAAGTTCCCGGGAGATTGATGGTATTTGGTACGAGAGAGAAATCTAATGGGTTCCCATTCCTTGTCCGGTAATTCCCAGATACCACTTCGTGGTACATCCCGTCTGCTTTAACTTGACTAAAGCAAGGAAACTTTATCTTATCTAAGTGAGCTATTCCTTTGCACCTCATATAAGGAAAGTATGGAATAAGTCCAGGAGCGAGTTTATTTATAGTGTCATTTGTGAAACCAGCATGTGACTTCCTGCTGAGGATCTTACTCACAATCTCATACTTATCAGGTGATTTTGACGCTATCTTGGACAGGATTTCTTTATCCTTCTTATTGGCTGATCCTTTGGCATTAAGGTAGTTTAGGAATGTAAAAAGCTCTTCCTGTCCTTCGGTAAGTGGAGGCACTGAATACGGAACCTTTGATACATTGAAAGTCTTTCTGGTATCAAACATATACTGAATCGTCCTGATAAAGTCAGGCTTCTTCAAAGCAGCTATTATAAGAGGATGCTTAGCGTTTCCTTTGGCGGCTGCTATTGTATCGAATGTTTCTTTTAGTTCTTTATAATTCATTTTGTATTCCTTATAGTTCTATAATATTATCTGCTGAAGAATCAGAAATATCTTCATGAGTGATAGCTATTACTTGCCCACGTACTGCTGCTAGGGCCCCAGTAACCATAGCTGTCCTTTCCCCATCCGCATCACTAGCAGGTTCGTCAAATACCAGAAACCCTGCACTTGGTGCGAAGATTTCCCTGAGGGCTACCCTCAAAGCGATTCCCAGGATACTCTTTGCTGATCCTGACAGTCTGTGGACTGGTATTCCGTTAACATAGAATCCCTTCTCACTCTTCGATACTGTTGATTCCTCTCCTCGTAACTCAGAGAACGTTGCACTCACCATGGTGAGAACACTCGACCATACTCTGTTCAGTACCTTTGGCCTAGCTGTTCTGATCTGTTTGATTATCTGAGAGTTCCTAGCGTCCACGCTTAACTTTTTGTTAAGAGACTTTATTTCCTCCTCCAAAGAAGTTATGTCTCTTGCGAGTATCTTAGCTTCATTTGTTAATCTATCAGCCTCACGTTGATTCTCCTTGATGGTTGCATTAATAACATCCAGCTCTTCAACCAATCCTTTATAGGAGTTTTTCAGAATAGTGATCATAGATTTGAGGTCACTTCCATCCATAACAAATGTTGAGTTAAACTCTGATCTCAGGGTTACTAAAGAGGTTTCTAACTCCTCCAATGAGACGCCCAGTGTAATGAGGGCGCTGTTGGCCCCTGCTACCTCTCTGGTTACCTTTTCAGCCTTTGCTATAGCTGACTGTGCCGCATAAAACTTCTCCTGTGATGGCTCGCTTGGTACTTCTCCCGGCCACTTCAGCCTCCATGGGAGGGATTCAAGGTCAGTGGCATAGGCCTCATAGTCAGATCGCTTCATCTGCTCGTTATGAATGTCTAACATCACAGCTTTAGTCTCTTGGACTTCAGCGAGGTCTTTCTTAAAAGCCTCGAGGTCTTTTGACTTGGCGGCTATCCCAGCTTCTGCCTTAGCATTAATCTCCTCGTGGAGATGCTTTGTATCCTGGCCACAGGATGGGCATTTATCCTCATCATTTATCTGCCGCTTCAGTTGCCTGACCTCGGCTTCATTCTCTGATATGCTGGATGCAAGTGACTTAGCTCTAGCACACTCTTTAGAATACTCTTCATTGAGATTCTCAACTGATCCATCCCACTCATCCCCCTCCCATTTGAATGATGAGATTTTAACGTACAGGTTCCAGTTTTTCACTGCTGTAGGGTAGTCATTTACAAGTGCTGTTTCAGCAGAAACATCAGGAATTTCTTTCTTTGAAACCAGTCGGTTATCGGCAATGGCCTCAACTGTGTTGGATATCTTTTTCTCCGTGGCGGCTACATCGTTTCCAAGCTTCTCCTTTAACTTTGCCCCCTCCTCTATCCTCACCAACTCTTTCTCTTTCTCAGCAATAGTGTTCTGAGCGGATTTTATCTCTTCGGATTTAACAACGGCAGAGGCTTCACCACTAACTACACTCTGCAGGTAACTGTCTGGAGATTCCAAAATAACTTCTCTTTTCCCTGCAAGCTTATTGGAAACCTCCGCTATCATTTCCTCCAGCATGGTGGCATTACCAGCAGGGTACTTCGCTTTGGCGTTCTCAAGGACATTGTCTAACTGATTGAATCCAGCCATCCCCTCAATAAGGGAGGAAACTTCTCCAGGTTTACCGTCAAGAATTCCTGCCGTTTTTCCCTGCTGAGAGACCAGTACTGAGTCCTCGCTACCTTTTCGAATTCCCAATAGGTCATAGAAGAATTCCGACACATTAGCTTGCCCGGTAATATTGATACCGTTTCCGGTAACTGAGGCGGAGGACTTTGTTCTGCAGGCTGTGTATGGGCCGTACTCAATTTCTGCCCTGAGATCAGCTGCCTTATGTCCATCTCTAACTGTCTCATCAATCGTTCCACGGATGGACCCTGTTCCGAACATGGCATAAAGTGTTGCCTCAACCAAAGTAGAGTTGTGACTTACAATCCCATTTGCTACGAAAGATTTAGTTTCTGGAACCGATATGTCGTATACTGTTTGATGTCCTTTTCCTGAGATACCTTGTATTTTTACATACCTATAATTTAGCCTCCTAATTTCGTCCAATTTGTGATTTAATAACTTCCATCTCTCATCTTCAATGCTCATCGTCTTCACATTGTCAGCTATCTGAGATAACTTATCAACATGCATTGATGCTTGGGGCTGCCCTGTAGTTCCCTTGAATGCTGTATTCCTTTTTCTCCCCCCATTGGAATTATAGTGTCCTGCTAGGGTGACCTTCACAACAGTTTTACTGTACCACCTGATGTAGTCATTAAGCCCTGGTATTGTGTCTTGATGGCTATTTCCTGTGTAACCTACGCCCCTATATTTTATAGAGTGCTCCAATAAACTTAGTAGCAATTCAGAATACCAGCCGGTAACTTTAACTCTTATGTAGGTATGATCGTATCCACTAACTTCTTTGGGGGAGGTGTTTGACACTACACCAAAATTCAAAAGCATTTGAACTACTTCATCTGATAGCTGTTTGCTTGCTGTAACCCACTCAAACCCTCCGTCGAGTCCTCTGTAACTATCGCAGTCAAACAGTGCAGTAAGAAAACTTAATTGAGATTCTCTGGATGATTGCAATACTGCTTTAGGTACTGACTTGAACCTAGCGGTGGGGAATGTCTCTAGTCCAAAGATAGCCTCTATGAAATCTTTGAACGCCCTACTGTTTATTCTTAATCCTTGCACTACTCCTTTACTTCTATGCTCTCCTGATGTCTTTAGTCCCACTACTTTCAAGTTACTGTCTAGGTCGCCTATCAGTTCCTTAGAGTTTGAGGAGAATGTCAGTGTAGGTCCTGATCCTGAGCCGTTGGCTGTAAGGTATCCTAGTACTTTAGCTAGTTCTGGGGACATAGTATCAGGAAGTTTAAGTTTAGTAGCGTTATGATGCAACTCCTTTAACTGCAGATTCAAAGGGCATTCCTTAGCTGGAAAGCTAGAGATATTTTTGTCTACACACAGCCAATCCCCAACTCTTAAATCAGCTATATTAACATACTCATGCTCCGCTGTTTTAGGGTTATAAGTCAGTAATGGATGATTCTTTGTTCCGGTCACAGTCAACCCGTTAGACGTTAACACCTCAAAAGTTTCTTTATTATATTCCTTATAGAACTTGTCTATTCTGTGGGCCCCTCTACTTGAGTAAGTGACCTCCTCGATATCAGTAAACCCCTCTTTGAACCCGCAGTCCAAGCTATCTATCCTTACTAACCCTTTACCTGTGTGAATCAATGTGTCTCCAGTCACACATTTCCCTTTCTCATTTTTCCCCCTAATAATATTGAAGTTATCAGTAAGAGTATAAGTCCCGTCAGCCAGAACCCCAAATTTTTTGGTTGTTACTCTGCTTACAAACATGCCTTTATCTCCTCTTGATACTCTTCAGGGATCTCTTCCAAAAGCATCTCTACAATATTAAATTTCGTTACTTCATCCTTTGATACTTCAGCCGTGAACTCTCGCACCTTTACAGAATTCTTCACTATGAAAGCTGAGGAATCCTTACGTAGCTCTCCGACTGATTTCACTACGGTAGGGTACTCAGATAACTCACATTCGCCTGTTATCTCTATGAATTCGTAGTGATCTGTTGGTAACTCAGGCCCTTGATAAAAATTGCTTTTGCAGTCCCATGTCAGGATCTCGGTCAGTTCATCGCCCTCAAGGATGTGACAGAACTTATCCCCTCCAAGACAGTCTGAGATTGAACTTGGGAACTGGTTGCCTAGTATTGTTACCCCTTGGTAGTCACGTTTTGCATGTTCGTGAGCTGAGATTACGTCTACTCCTCGCTTCTCTAGCTCTACAATCTGTTGGAGAGTAAGGTTGAGGGAGTGGTCAGAGTGAGCCCAAGGAGAGTCTATGTTAGCGTGACACAGCATTATGGCGTTATCAGGGCATTCCTGAACAGCTTTGTCAAAGGCTGCTTGATCTATAAGGTGAGGCAGGATGTACCGGCCATCAACTACTGTTGGTTCATCTATCCATTTCGATCCTGACATCTTCGCTATGAATTGAGCCGAGGACATAGTATGGTCATTCTTCCCCCCGAGATCATGATTACCAGCCACGATAAAGGCGTCCTCACCCTTTAAGATATGAATTACCTCAGCCATGATGTGCTCCTCAACATTTCTTGAGTCACACAGATCCCCTAGTATAATGACATTGTCGTGAGGTACTTCGAAGAGTCCTTTGAACTCCTGCAGCATCCATGCCTCAAGAGATATTCTGGAGTCTCTCGTCGTCCCTGCCTGTCGTGACACCCCAAGGTGGGCGTCATTTATTATTAAGGTCCTCATTTCATCTCCAAGTCAATTCCAGTCAGGTTATTTGTCTTAGAAAATTCGCCACTGCTTCTTTCTGAATACCATTGTACTCTTACTATCTCTACGGCAACTCCTGTTTCTTTCTCGAATTGTATAAGTAGGTCGTGTATATTTTTCTCTAATTTCTCTCTTGCATTCATCCTACTATCCTCTCTATTGCCTCTTTCCAATCCAACTCCTCATAACCCCTCAGGTCATGAGAAGCTGCTTTCGGATCAAGATCTTTTACATTAACTACACGATACTTATCTATCATGTAGTGGTGAACCAACAGGTAACTTGGCAAGCCAGCCATCCCAGCCAACCTCATCTTCCCATGCTGAGAGAACTTAGGTACCCTGTACTTGTGCTTTACTGATTTGCAATCAATCAGTATTGTTTTCTTACCATTAACAGCCAGCAGAAAGTCTGCTGGCTGTGCTGCAATCATACCCCGGGCAGCTTTAGAGTCTGGGAATCGATGAAGCCATATGTTTTGGTCATCGTTTTCTAAATCTGACTGGAAGGCATCTTCCAGATATTTTCCGTCGTTTCTCATTATATAGCCTCTAAGTCTTCTTTGGTTAGTGTGCGCCAGTACTTTATATCCTCGTCAGTAGGCTCTATGAACTTAGAGTTCCTTTTTAAATCTTGATCGTTTAAAGTCACTGGGATACCAAACTTAACACAAAACAAATCCCTGGCCATAGCAGCGGTCTTAGGGTTTGGGTACCTCCCTAACCTGTATGACTTTGATTTGAATCCTACTATTGCTAAAAATACTCCTTCTCTAACCTTACTTACTCCACGGTACCCTGTGGTGTTAGATTTGCGCAGAATCCTGTCATTACATAAATTGTATACAGCCTTTACAAATCTACAGTTTGATGGATAATACCCTTTATCGTTATCTTCCCTATCTATTTGAAGGCCTTTTTCGTAGCCGTTGGACTCCGCCCAGGCTATAAAAGCTTCTGGGGAATCTTTCCAACTATCACATACTACAATCCCTCTACCCCCGTAATCATCATACTGTTTATGGTTAGAGTTGTAGCATCGCTGCTTCATTGCCTCCCATATATGGTATATATCTGTTCCTGACATCCCATGAGACAGTTTTCCGCTACGGCATTTGGCACAGCCAGACGACTTTCCAGCTACTAAATTATACTTTGATACCCACCTAGTTTCTCCGCACTTACACTTACACATATAACCTAAATCATTTACATAATTTCCCCTACTATTTGAGTACCTAGCTCGGCTCTTTACCTCAAGCACTTCCCAAAAACCAATTTTACTTCCGACTAATTCTTCCATAATTAACTACCTCCTTCCTATATAATACTCCATCGAGAAGTTTTTACAATGAATTAATTACAGACAATAATTTATCTTCATCGAAAGTGGTTCCTATATCCCTTAGTGCCCCAAAACTATCTCCTACTTCTATTGAAGACTCCACAGGAATATCTTGAGAGGCATATTGCTCACACATTATTTCGTGGACTTCCTTTACAAATGGCAATAACCCAGGACCTTTCTCCACGCAGAAATTAGCCTCATCATGTACAACCATTAAGAAGTTGGCTCCTACATGTCTTTCAAATACTTTCCTTACCCAGAATTTTGAAATAGCTAACTTCATCTGCTCTGCAGCACTGCTCTGTATTTCAAAGTTTCCCGCAGATCTTAGGGAATGCCCGTCCTTCCATGACCCATCTAATAATAAGTGCTTCCTAGCTCCTAGTAGAGTAACTGCGTAACCATTTTTCTTAAAGAACGCTTCTCTCTTTTCTTTCCACTTGCCTACCCCGGGGAAAGCTGCAAATAGAGCTTCAAACATTAGCTCAGCCTCTTCCTCAGGTATGAGCTGATTCATGGCAAGCCCAATTGGGGTCTGACCATATATATTTCCAAACGCAGGTGCTTTAGCATCTTTCCTTAACTTTACTACTCTGGAGTAATCCTCGTGACTATCATCAGCTAGTATACTTAAAACCTCCTCATAGTTTAAATCCCCACCCTTCATGTTATCTATCTTCACAGCAGTCATAGAATGTAAGTCCTTAGCTATACCATTCTTAGGGTAACACTTTAACATCTCTGAGCATTGAGATTGCCACGCAGTACCCCTTAATTCTTGACCTGACCAGTCTAAGGATACCCACAAAGATGATTCTGAGAATGTGTCATAGACTTCACGTATAGGACTCTTCTTACTTACTTGAGCATAGTTAGGAGCATTTGGGGCCATCCTTCTACTTGTAGTTTTAGATTGCCCTGTACTTGGATGCACCATTCCATCCTTAGGATTTGGCATCTTCGGATACGGATTGAAATAAAGGCTCTGCTCTGTCTGTAGAGCTACCCCTTTGATTATAGCCTTCAGAAGAGCTTTCTCATCCTCAGACTTGGCGTCATTAATAAGAGCAAACTTAAATGCTGCTTCATTTGCCTGAGGGTTTCCTTTCTTGCGCCCCTCCGCCCTCATCTTATCGGAAACTTTACCATACAGACGTACAGGGTATTTAAGGTAATCATATAACAAGGCACACTTTTGTTTTGGAGAACCCATGTTGAGTTCAGGAGCAGGTTTCCATACTGATGTCATCAACTCATTGATAGTATCGATGTCTCCTTCTGCTACGGCAACACCAAACCTTCTCTTACCAAGACCTTCTATAACCTTACCCATCTTATCCAGATTTCTTACTCTGGTAGTAAGAGGTTCCCCGGTATAGATAAGATAAGATCTCTTCACTTCAGCAGGAGTCAGTTCAGTAACTGGATCCAAAGTTGTTCCTGGCCAACCTTCAATCTTCATAAGGTAAGAGTCAACCTCAGCCTTCACCTCAACAGCTTCAGCTTCGTTTATCTGTCTAAGCTCTTCTAGTCTATCAAGATTTAGGTTAATTCCGTTGAGAAAAGCCTCTGCGAACATGTAAGCTGACCACTGCTCACACTGATCGAAAGCGTCTGAGGTTCCCTCATAATCCATTATAGCTCTGAACTGTGAATGTAATTGGGCTGTTACTACTGAATCGTCAGCACCATATGAGACAACCTCTGTGGCAGGTATCTCGTTCATCCTCCGCTTAATTACAGTTACTTCTCCAGTCTCTTCATCAATAACTTCTTGACTTACCACCTCATCATAGGATACCTGCCGATACTTCATGTAGACCTTAGAACAATACTTCAGCCCAGCTGGGGTGTTCTCATCTACATAGCTCTTCTCAATGGCCGTATCTAATACATTGGGGAGCCAGCCACGATCAAACCTCAGCTCACAATGCTGTCTGACAATAGGTAGCTCGAATGCATTGTTATGGACTATGACATCTATTCCGTCAGGAATCAGATTCAGGATCTCTGTGAGTTGATCGAGGTTCAGGTTAGCAGTATCTAAATGCTCAACAGGGAAATAGTAAACGTGCTCGTTGTTCTCTCCACAGGTCAGAGACAGCCCTGTCATGTGGGATCCATATACGTCAAGTTTTGGTCCTTTGTCATTTGCATTTGCAAGGCCCCACTCAAGAGACTCTTCATCCTCATAAGTCTCTATATCAAGACCAATGTAACCACGAGACTTACTCAGCCTTGACCTAACCTCATCAAGATCAAGATTACTGGCTGTCATGAGAGTCTCAGTTCTCTCCCACTTACCTAGATCCCCATTAGTCTCAGGGAACCTACACTGCCAATCAAGATCCCAGCCCGGGTGATGAAACTTCGCGCAATAGTAAGACTGCCTTACCCTGTCAACGTCATCAAGTATCATCTGAAATGGTTTGAACTCATCAGCAGCGTCTTTCAGTTCATTGAGTGTGTCATTCTCAAGCATATCAAGGATCTCATCACACCCCTCATCGCCATACTTTATGAGCATGTCTTGGAACTTTGCTGGACCGAACCCCTTGCATCCAGGAATCTTATCACTGGAATCTCCTACCAGAGATTTGTAGACCACAATGTGTTCTTTGGCTATCCCAAGAAATTTATCTGATGGGTTACGTACCCCATTGTAGTACCAATCTCCAGCGGCCATAAGGTCACCGTCTTTAGACCATATCCAATCCCCCTTTGCCCATGCAGCTGCCAGAATATCGTCAGCTTCATAGCCATCCTTCACAACAGACAAGGCCCCATAGCTCCACAAGGTTTCCTCAACCATGTCTTGCATCAAGTTAAATTGTTCAAGGAACACAGGATTTTTCTCTGGGCGTTTCTTATATGGAGGATATACTTCCTGACGAAGCTTGCGTGACCCTTTCCCATCTTTCACGAGTATGACTTGGTTTGGGGTGAAGTTCAGGTCCTTCATGGTAGTGAGCAGAGCAGATAGGAAGATTTCATACCCATCCCCAGCTGCCGGTACTACCTCTTCTTTCTCATTGAAAGTAGTTAGGATGCAGTTCTCTCCATCCTTGGCCGCAAATAGGCAGGCCATAAGAACGCTGCTGGAGTCTATTAACAATCTATTAATTCTCTTCATCTTCACCTGGTTTATACAACTTATAAAAAGTTATAAAGGATTCCTTTAGATCCATTATGTGTATTTCTTGCTTCAATGTCCGTAGTTTCACTTACAAATTTCGTAAGCCAGAGCTGTCCAGACTCCACAAGCTTTCGCCCGTTATTGGGCTACTTTCGGCAAACCCTGCCGTAGTATATTTTGCGCTGCGTGTAAATCCCTGTCTATATCAGGTACTCCACAGTCACATTTGAAAACTCTTTTATGTAGCGGCATATCGTTTAACTGACCACATGACATACACAATTTAGTGCTGGGGAAAAAGCGATCAACAAAATGTACCCGTAATGATTTGTACTCAAGTTGTCTTCTGGTCTCGTAGAATGAAACATCGGACACAGCCTTTGATAGCCTCCTGTTCTTCATCATCCCACTTACATTCAAGTTCTCAAGGTATACATCAGAGTAATTTTGACTGATCCAAGTAGTTACCTTGTGCAGGTAGTCCTGCCGCACACACTTGATCTTGTAGTGCAGCTTCGCTACTTTTGTTTTTGCTTTCTTCCAGTTGTTACTTCCTTTAGTTTTCCTGGCCAGGGATTTATTCATCCGTCTCAATGTCCTCTCAAATTTCTTTGTCGTTTTAATGTTCTCGAACACACTGCCATCCGACAGAGTTGCAAATTTACTCACACCTAGATCAATACCTACTGCCGAATGCACTTGGTTATCGCTACACTCAGGAGCGTCAGGAATA